GGTTACAAGCCATCACAAGGCATTCCTAACCAAGTCTACTATGACCCACAGTTAACTAATGGCGTGTTATATGTTTACGACACCCCATCAGCTACGGGTTATACCATTCACCTTCAGGTTCAAATGCCGGTAGATGATGTGCTCAATCCTAACGATATTCCTGACTTTCCTTCTGAGTGGTTTAACTGTCTTAAGTTTGGATTGGCAGACCAACTAAGCCTTGAGTATGGAGTTCCTGCACAAGTGCGTGCTGAACTAGCCCAACGTGCTATGAAACTAGAAGAAGTAATGACTGATTGGAGTCAAGAAGAAGCTAGTACCGCATTCCAACCTTCTAATAGATATTACAGCTAATTATGGCAATCAGCCGTGTCCCAATGGGGCATAACATTGGTACTCGTGACGGCACCTTAAACAAAGATAGTAAGGTTGGAAACGCTATTATTGAGATTGAGAAGAAAGAGTCTTCTGCAATCGTCAAACGCCCAGGTCTACTGACTTATCAAACTCCTCCTACACCAGGAACTGGTCAAGGCATTTTTGCAGCAGGTACGCATTTACTCAGTATTGTTAACGGAGTCCTCTATGACAACAATGTATCTAAAGGTACTGTTGATGCGTCAGGCCCATATAACTTTGTTTACTCTGTAGACCAAACCCAAGTATTTTTTAAGAATGACAACCACGGATATGTATATGTCCTAGCATCAGGCACCATTATTGACCTTTTAGGCACCATTACGACGCAAAGTGGTACTACTAGTAGTGGGTCACCTACTGTAACATTATCTGCATCCAATGCATTAATTCAGGTTGGTCAGGTGGTGTCAGGCACAGGCATTCCGTCCGGCACTTATGTTTTAACTATATTTGGTACCACATTAACATTAAGTCAAAATGCTACAGCTAATGGGAGTCCTACTCTTACCTTTACTACCTCTTATCCTAGCAATACTATTGCAGGCGCTGTATTCGTAGACGGGTATTATATTGTTGGAACTCCTGCAGGGTTGTTATACAACTCTAACGTAGAAGACCCAACCACATGGCAAGCGATTAACTACATTGGTGTAGTGTCTGCTGCCGACCCATTATTGGCTATTGGTCGTACCGCTAACTATATCGTTACCTTTGGTACATACCACATGGAGTTCTTCTATGATGCAGGAACTTCCCCAGGTAGCCCATTATTGCCTTATCAGAACTCTGTAATCCAATTTGGTATTGCATCTGAGTTCTCTTTAGTTCAGATGGATAACACCCTAATATGGATGTCTACTGCAAGACAAAAGGGCTATCAGGTAATGGCATTGTCTGGTCAAACCGCACAAGTCATTTCAAACCAATATATTGAAAGAATCATCAACCGTTGTGACCCAACACAGGCTTATGCCTTCAGTATCAAGATTTCAGGTCACTCCCTATACGTATTAACCCTTAGAGACTTAGGGTATACCCTAGTATATGACTTTGCTCAAAATGGTTGGACATATTGGTCATCTGTAGAGAATAATCAAGAGACTTACTTCCTTGGACAGTTCTATGCCAAATATGGCACTTTAGACCTGCTACAACACGCCAATACAGGCACAATCTATCAGTTTGACCCTAACACCTATCAAGACTACGGTAACCCTATAAACGTCTTTGCAAGGACTCCATTAGTCGATGGTGGTACTAACCTACGTAAGTTTTGGAGAGCCGTCCAAATCGTCGGGGATAAGATTGATTCCTATGCTCTATTACGCTATACCTCAGACGACTATCAGACATATTCTGCGTGGCAGAACGTCAACCTAAATACCTCCAAATCCCAAGTTACCAGACTAGGACAGGGTCGTAGACGTTCTTTTGACCTTTTACATCAAGATAATTGTGCGTTAAGATTAGAATACTTTGAGGTAGACGTTGAATCGGGGGATACGTGATAACTTATCGGGAAGAGCGATTACATGATTTTTTAGAAGAATTGAAGCCAATTCTCAATAATCATTACGACGAATTAAGCGTAACCAAGAGTTTTAACCTAAACCCTGATTATGATAGATACCTAAAGTTTCAAGATTTAGGGTCTTTTTTCATTATGACTTGCCGTTTAGATGGACAATTAATAGGGTATATTGCGTACTTTTTATACCCACATATCCATTACAAAGACTGTATGACGGCTATGGAAGACCTTTATTATATTCAAAAGGAACATAGACAGGGTAGAGTTGGGTTAAAATTGTTTAGCGAGTCAGAAAAAATACTAAAGGACAAGGGCGTAAATCGCATTATCCTTAGCTGTAAAACACACCAAGACCATACAAGATTGTTTGAGCACTTGGGTTATCACTTTTATGAGAAACATTTTACAAAGATGTTAGGATAGATAATGAGCTTTTTAAAGAGCAAACACAGTGGATGGACGCATGAATTAAAACGTACACCATTTGGAGGAGGCGGTGGTGGCGGTGGCTTTGACCCTATTAGCCAAATATCAAATGACGTATCACAAGGATTTAGTGATTTAGGTCTTGGCGGTAGTTTACAACCAGTTGTTCAACCCGTTGTAGATACTGGGCTAGCTCTTTCAGGTAACCCTGAATTAATTCCAGCATTTAATGCCGCAGATACTTTGGCAACTACTGGTGATGTAGGACAAGCTGCGGTAAGTGGATTAACCTCAGCAGCAACTCAAGGACTTTCTGGATTAGCAAGCAGTGGAGTTGGAACATCTAATCTGTCTGATATGATTGGCCAAGATGCCATCAGTATGCAAGCGCAGGGATTATCTGCAGACCAAATTGCACAAAACTTACAACAATCTTATGGCATTGACCAATATGCTGCAGCCAATGCCGCAGGTATTGCAACAGGTGGTGGTACTGCTTCTGATATTGCGGGAAACTTAGCCGGTGATTATGGTGCAAATTTAACAGGAGTCCCTGCTAGTCAAGGCACATCATTAGGCGATATTCTCAAAACAGCATCCTCTGGCGCTGGAATTATTGGTGGTTTAGCCAAGATGGCAGGTGGAGTTGGCTCTATTGCAGCAGGTCAAAAAGCTGGTCAATACGCTCAACAGGCTGACCCATTCGCTCAATATCGTTCAGGTTATGCCGCACAGTTGGCAAACTTATTAAACAACCCAAGTACAATCACCACAACTCCAGGTTACCAATTTAATCTTGGACAAGGGCTACAAGCTCAACAAGCTCAACAAGCTGCACAAGGTCGTTTAGTGTCAGGTGGCGCATTATTGCAATCCCAACAGTTCGGCCAACAATACGCCCAGTCTAATCTGCAACAACAACAAGGATTATTAGCCCAATTATCAGGTGCTACACAATCTCCTGCAACGGGTGCAGCAGCACAGGCAGGGTTAACTGCAGGACAATTAGGTGGCGTATTAGGTGGTGCTCAATCAATTGCAAGCGGACTTGGTAATGTGATTAATCCATTGCAGACTTTGTACTCACAATACAATACACCATCACCAGGCTTGAACAATTAAGGACAGATTATGGCAGCAGGATTAGGTTCTGAATTATTTACCCTAGCAACTTCTTTTGACCCTTATGCAGCTTATAAAGAAGGTGCAAGACAACCTTTACAAGAAGAAGCTAAAGATATAGCAGCACAAGAAGCATTAAAAGATGCTCGTGCTGAACAAACTCCAGCTTTAGGTAAAATGAATACCCCATTTATGCCACCAGGTGCTCAACCTTTGGCTGGAATGACTAAGAGTATGTTGCCCCCTACTTATCAATTGGCAACTGAAGATGGCATTCCTACTTCTGCAGGATTATTTAATCAGCAAGCCATAAATTCACAACAAGATTTGGCAGCCTCTGCAAGAATGATTAAACAAGCTAATTTAGCTCGTGCAACTGGTGATGATAAGAATTATGCCAATCTAATGTCTGAGGCTCGTCGTTTGCAGACTACTGCAACATCAAACATTGCCAATGCTAAAAAAGAATATCAAAAGTCTATTGATGACGGTCTTGAGTCTTTATATGGCGCAAGTAGCCAAGGTGAATATGACCAACGTTTAAAAGATGCACTTGGACGCACTGGCATTCCATTGCCTGCTAATTTCCCTGAAACATGGAGTCCTGATGTACGTCAAAAATTGTTGAGTTTGATGACTCCTGAGGCTCGTAACAGAGTTGAAAAAGAAGACCGTGCAAGACGTGACGAACAACGTAAAGAAAAGTCTGCAGAACTTCGTGATGCCAAACTGATTGCTGCATTGCAAGGTGGTGGCAAAGAGTCTCCTGCAGCTTCTCGTGTTGTCCAAGCCTTTACCCAAGCATCTGATGCTCTTACCAACATTGCCAGATTACCTATTACTACTACTGGCCCAATGTTCCAACAGAAACAATTTAACAGTCTGTTGACAGCACCGTTATCTGCATTGAATCAAGAGATGTCTGATACAACATCACAAAAGATGCAAACCCGTATGGTTGGTGTTGCACGTAGCTTGGCTTCATTAGAATCAGGTGGAGCAGCAACTGGACTTGTAGGATTGGCTAATAGTATTGAATCGGGTGTAGCAATCCCCGCAGGTGCTAAATTAGATGTTGCTATGGACAAGTTGGCTGAGATGCGTCGTATTGTTGAGTCTTCTTCTGAAGCACAATTAAGTGACAAGAGCTTATCTGAAGACCGCAAGAATTTAATTCGTAGCAAATTGGAGCTTGTACGTAAAGCTATTCCATTTACTCAAGAACAACTTGACGCTGCTGCTATGGCTGCTAAAGAGAATCCTGATTTAACCTTTACTGAGTTTGCTAATAAACAATATGGTGCTCCAAAGGTTAAAGGAACTGGTACTAAAGAAGACCCAATCAAATTAGATTAAAGACTACTATGCCAGTATATGAATATCAAGGTCAACACTACGACATTTCTGAAACAGACCCTGCCAAAGCAAAAGAGAAGATTCTTGCTCATTTAGGTAAGTCTGAAACAAAATCAGAAGTATCTGTAGAAAGTGCTCCTGCTGAGATTCCTCAGGCAGACTACAAACCTGCAGTTGGTCTTACTACACCTGAAGTAACGGAAGGTGGTGCAGCTTTGTTGGCTCCCACATCAAAACGCAAAGAAGTTCCGTTACAAAAACAAACATTTGGCTTTGACCCATCTCGTATGAACAAAGTTAGTGGCTCTGAATACTTACAAAACATTCGTAGAGGAGCGTTAACTGGAGGTGCTATTGGTGGTGTTGTGGGTGGAATTACTGGCCCAGGCGTATTGGCTACTGCAGGTGGTGGTGCCGTTATGGGTGGTTTGTCAGGACTAGCTGAATCTGTTGCTAAAGATTTGGGATACGGTACTGGTACACAAGCTCTTGCTGGAATGGCTGCAGGTATGCCCGCACCCGTCAAATCTACTACCGATTTTTTAGCTAAGTCAAAGTTAGCTCAAAAGGCATTTGATATGGCAGAAAATGTTGCCTATACAATGATGCCTGGTGTTGCTGGAAAATTAGCCAAAGTATCTAAATTTATTCCTAAGAGCGAACCAAAACTTGCTGGTCGTGATGTAGAAACCGCATTAGGTGTAGAACCTAAAACTGCTGGTGTTAAAGTTGCCACAGACCCATCAAGTGAAACCTATCAATTTAGACAACAATTACAAGCAGAACACGGCCCCGATGCCACAGTATCTAGCCTGTACGAAAAAGCTAAAACAGGGTATAACGAAGCATTATCCAAATCAACTCCTGAACAGTTGCAAGCAGAGTTAGATAAGATTTCTCAGTCTTTGCCTAAAGAATCAAGAGCATCTTCTATGGACGCAATTAAGAAGGTGTTTGTTAACGAAAACAACAACCCATACAGTGGTGAAAAGGTTATTGAAAACCTAAAATCCCCTGAGTTTAAATCTTTGACTAAACCTGAAAAAGAAGTAGTTTACAAAGCTCTCAATGATTTTATTCCAGGCGGTTACGAAAAAATTGCCCGTAATGCGGCAGAGAAAGAGTTTGTTGCTACTGCAAAAGACACATTGCCTGAGTTGTTTAAAGGTAAAGATTACAGAACCATTAATGCTCAGATGGGTAATTTTGCCAAAGATGAAGTTGGACAAAAGGTATTTAAGCAAGAACTTGGGTATTATTTAAAAGGATTACCTGTAGAACAAGGCAAAACCTTGTGGAATAACATTGGTGAAACAGTTAATAAAACTATAATCAAAGACCCCGCAGAATTTAGAAAAGTTACTGATATGATTAATAATGCTAAGACTCCAAAAGAGTTGTCTCGTGCAGCAAACTTAATCATTAAAGCAACTATTGGAACCTACGAAACCGAAAGGAAAAAGTAATGCCACTCAAAAAAGGTAGTTCAAAAGAAACCATTTCAAAAAATATTAAGACTGAAATGAAAGCTGGTAAGCCACAGAAACAAGCCGTTGCTATTGCCCTTTCTAAAGCTGGTAAATCTAAGAAAAAGACCAAGTAATGTTTATTCTGCTCATTGACCCTGCTGGTGCTTTAGTTGACTTTGGTGTTCGCTGTATGGCGGAAGGACACACCGTAAAGCAATATATTCGCCCACATGGTCAAGAGCGTTCTAAGATTGGTAAGGGCATTATTGACCAAGTCTTGAATTGGGAACTATACATTAAACAAGCAGACTTAATTGTTTTGTCAGATAACGCATTCGAAATGCGTAAATTGGAGAAATACCACGAAGAGGGTTATCCAATTATCGGGACAAACCAATTAGGTGCCAAGATGGAACTAGACCGTGATTATGGTCAAGAAATTATGCGTAAGGGCGGACTAGCAGTAGTTCCGTCTTTTGAATTCCATGATTACAACTCTGCCATAGACTTTGTTAAGGCTAACCCTAAGCGGTATGTCTCTAAGCCGTCTGGTGATGCTGACAAGGCTCTGTCCTATGTTTCTAAGTCTCCTGCTGATATGGTATTTATGTTACAGCGTTGGAAAGCAAACGGTAAACAACGGGACTTTATCCTCCAAGAGTTTGTGCCAGGTATTGAATTTGGTGTAGGTGCTTGGATTGGGCCTAACGGATTTAACAAGAATGTTGCAGAAGGCTTTGAGCACAAGAAGCTCATGTCAGGCAACTATGGTTGCAATACCGGCGAACAAGGTACGGTTCTCAAATACATGACCGAATCTAACCTGTTCAATGACACTCTAAAACGCTTTGAAGATTACCTTTGCTATATCGGACACACAGGCTTCGTAGACCTAGCCTTCATTATTGATGAAAAGGGTGAACCACGCCCCTTGGAATGGACTATGCGTAAAGGGTGGCCTTTCTTTAACATTCAACAAGCCGTCCATAAAGGCTCTGTTGTCGATTGGATGGTGGACTTAATCAATGGCAAAGATTCTCTCAAAGTTAGCTACGATGTTGCTACTGGTATCGTTATCCCTATTGGGGATTACCCTAGGTCTAAAACTACTGGACGTGACCATACTGGATTTCCTATCTATGGTTTACCCGACCACCTTTCAAAAGATTTTGCCTTATGTGAGGTAATGGTTGGGAATGCCCCTCAGAACGACGAGAACGGCATTGTAGAGCGTCCAAGCCTAGTGACGGCAGGTGACTATGTACTCGTGGCAAACG